TCGTTTATATGATGAACTCGCAGCCCTTGAATCCAATGAACCTGTAAAAGAGGTGACGGCAGAAGAAATAATCCAGGAATTGCAAAACAGCAACCCTTATCCTGAAGATGTTTTTACTTCAATGACCACTAAGGAACTTAAAAGCATTATAAGACTATTAAAGGTTAATGGTTATTCTACTGATTGTCTTTATGGCAATTGGGGAAGAAAAGTCTGGAATAATTGCGTTAATAAAGTAAGAGAATTATTTGAAGAATACACTCAGTCACAGCCGGAGAAGCCAAGAGAACTAACAGATGGGGAGATTGAACTTGAGGCAGATGTTCAAATGAAAGGTCATAGAGTTATGGATATGACAAGGCGCGAAGGATTTTTCTTTGGTGCAAAGTGGTATCGTGACGTAAATAAAAATAATATTTTTAAATGACAAAAATAAAGACTAAATTTGCAAAATGACAATAGCACTTGCAATATTGATTCCGCTTTGTATAGTTTTGGCAATTGTTGCTTCATTAAATCCTGATAAATGAGAAAAATTGTAATTGTCATTACGTATTACAAAAGACAGGCACAATTGACAAAGACTCTTTTATCAATCAACAAATCTTCTCACAATAATTTTGAAGTTATAATTATTAATGATTCTTCAGAGGAGATAATTCTTCCAGAAGTAAAATTCCCGATTGAAATCTTTAGACCTGAAAATAAATCATGGATAGATAGAGATATTCCGGCAAACATCGGTTTTAAAATGGCATTAGATAAAGGTGCTGATATTATTATCAGTCAAAATGCAGAATGTTACCATCAGGGTGATGTGGTAAGTTACTCAGAAAGAATCAAGGATAATAATTACATTTCATTTTCTGCATTCGACTTAGATGAGGAAAATACATTTAAAGACCATGAAATATTTAAACTTATACGTGATAATAATATCTGTGTGACATATACCGCACAACTTGGTTGGTATAACCATCCTGAATTCAGGCCAATCGGTTATGATTTCTGTGCGGCAATATCAAGAAAAAACATGATCAGACTAAATGGTTTTGATGAGCGGTTCTCTGCGGGGGTTGGATATGGTGATAATTATTGGGTTCATCGGGTTAAGAAACTTGGATTAAATATTGAGATCCCAACCGAACCATTTGTTGTTCACCAATGGCATGATTCATCGTGGAAAAATAAGATTACTGAAGTAAAGCAAGATAATTCAGTTTTATATACTGAACTTAGTCAAACAGACAATATAAAGGCAATACATACTTTAACATCGGACTTTAAATGAATCCTTATGCAACACATCAACCAATATTACTAGAGGTTTTAAAACTGACTAATGGACCTGTTCTTGAGATTGGAGCCGGAGACTATTCAACTAGCTTGATACACGAAAACTGTAAAAAGTTAATAATCACTATTGATGACAATCCAGAATGGCTATCGAAATACGAATATTTGAAGGGGCCATTACATAGATTCAAGTTATTTTCAAAGGAGAATTTCAAAAAGTTTTTTGATATTGACCATATAAATTATGGATTAGTATTTATTGATGCAAGTAATTGGGATGAAAGAAATTATGCTGTAATGGCATACAGAGATACAGCTGATTATCTTGTTATCCATGATTCTGAGAACAGAAACTTGGATTGCCGGTTTAAATATGCAATTGAATTTACTCCTATTGACGGAGGCCCTTCAACATTGATAGGAAGTAACATTCATGAAACCAATGATATAAACATAGAAGGATTCAATAAAACGGTATTTTAAAATAAATAACTTTGATTTGAATTAAAAATTTAGTTAATTTTGCAAATGATACGAAAGCCGAATCGAAAGCCAAAGTTGAAACCCTTTAAAGAAAAGAGTTTGTTTAAAAGATCAGAATCAGAAAAGTATAGGAAGATTAACAGAGATAAGAAACGTAATGACTAAAAATAAAGTCAATAAAGAAGCTGAGGAATTATTAGATGAATCTGGATTAACTGAACGGAATAAAGTTTTTTGTCGTGAATATATATTTGATTGGAATGGTACTCGATCTTATAAAACAGCATACGGAGAAATGACAGACGAAGTTGCTAAAGCTGCAGCAAGTCGATTGTTAACTAATGTTAACGTTAAGGATTATGTCAAGGAAATTCAGAAAGATCGGGAAAAATTATCTGGTATATCATTCACTAAGGTAGCTGATGAACATATTAAAATTGCGTTTAGTTCAATAGCACATCTTCATGATACATGGATAACCAGAAAGGAATTTGAGAATTTGACTAACGAACAAAAAGCATGTATAAAGTCAATTGAATCATCGTCTGAGGAAAAAAACATTGGCGGTAATAATGTTATAAATCAGAAATTCATTACAGTAGAAACCGTTAAAATTATACTTTATGATAAACTTAAGGCACTTGAATTATTGTCAAAAATGTTTGGTTATGATGCACCGATCAAAACCGTTATGGATTTAAACATTCCTTCCTTGCCTCAGATTAATATAATTAATAAGAATGCCTGAAACGATCGAGCAAATAGTATCTGACCCTCAAATGGCAATGTTACAAAGCACTGCTTCAATTAATCTATTCTTAGCTGGAATTGGAAGTGGAAAATCTCACTTAAATGGCATTAAGTCTTATCAGTTCATTACAATGTTCCCTGAATGCACTGGATTTGTTGCAGCTAATTTCTATGATCAATTAAATACTTCAACTTTCTTCAGAATCAGGGAATACTGGAAAACAATAGGAGTGACAGAGTGGTCTAAAGAAAATCCTTCCGGTACTTATGTTTCAGGAAAGCAACCTCCGGTACATTTTAAAATGTTTAATCATAATTTTGACAACTATCATAATATAGTCAGCTTTATAAACGGAGCTGTTTTATTTATTGGGTCACTTGATAATGCAAAAAGTCATGAAGGCAAAGAATTGGCTTATGCGTTCCTGGATGAAACAAAAGATACCGATGAAGCGGACGTTAAAGAAATCATTCTAGGTAGGTTGAGACAAAAAGGTATGTATATGGTTAATGGGAAACTTTCTAGAACAGGAACCATAAAAGATCAATATAACCCGCTTTTCATTACAACTTCTCCGGCAAAAAGTGACTGGATAAATTCATGGTTTTCTCTTGAAAAATATATTGATGAAATTTCAGCAAAGATTTACTCTGATAAAACATTCTTTGAAAAGGAATTTGATAATAAAAAAGTCGTTATTAGTTCAACATATCATAATATTGCAAATGTAGGGCAAAACTATATTGATAATGTTCTGGCAAATAATACAGAGGAACGTGGAAAGGCTTTAATATATGCAAATCCTTTCAGCACGACCGGAGGCGAGTTCTATTCATCGTTTAATCGCTTAAAGCATGTAATCAAAGCGAAATATGATCCCTATCTACCTTTGCACTTATCCTTTGACCAGAATACAGTTCCTTATAATTCATGCGGAATATCTCAGGTTAAAAAGGTTGGCAATGACTGGCATTGTACATTTATAGATGAGATAGCACTGGAAAATCCCCGTAACTCTACTCAGGAAGTTTGTGAGGAGTTTAAAATGAGATACCCGAATCATAATTCAGGGTTGTTCTATTACGGTGACGCCTCTGGGAAGAATCGCTCAACGATGAATAAAGACTTTCAACATCATTATGCTATTGTAGCTTTTGAACTCAGGGAATATCTTAATAACAATTCAGACAGGACGCTTTTCAGTAATCCTTCGCTTGTCAAAAGAAGAGACTTTATAAATCTTATCTTTGAGGAAAAGAAACTTATTAGGATATTCTTTGATGAAAGCTGTAAAAAGATGATTGCCGATATGATGTACACAAAACAAGCCCTGGATGGCGGGAAAGATAAACACATTGTTACTGACAAAGATTCAGGAGAGAAGTATCAGAAATATGGCCACATGGGAGATCTCATTGAATATCAATGCGTTGAGTTATTTAAAAACTATTATGATGGTTAAGGTATTAAAGATCATATTCGGGAACCTGATTGTCGATACATTGTTTTGGCTTATTACAGTCGGGTTGTTAATTGCATGGATTATCAACGGGAATAACAACTTTACAGGATTTCTGTTCTTAGTCGTGGGTTATATAGGTTTTAATATTTACAATAAAGTGAGGTTAATACTTAATACAAAGTGAGATGGATAAGATAGCGGGGTTGGAGTTGTTAAAGGTAGTTATTAATAAAGAACAAGTTCATCAGGATTATAAACATGTTAAGGATCTTGCTGATAAATACTATAAGATGAAAACCGGTGATGATATTACCGATCTTCTTGATAGGATTGTCGCGCGTGAATCTGAAGAAGAGTTAGAACAAAGGGGACATATCTCAAAGAGTGTTGTTCCTTCGATCATTAATTCTACATGTCTTCCATATCATAAAGCAATCAGGAAACAACCTCTTTTAAGAGAGATACTTTTCACAGGAGCAGATAAGAAGAAAGAACTCGAAGAGTTTATTGCTAGATACTGGGGAGAGAAATCGCTTGAGGAATATCTTGAATATGTGATCATTGATTATAATTACATTGATCCTAATGCCTTTCTTATAACCGAGTTTGAGGATTTTGACCCGAAGATTGAGAAAGCTAAACCCTATCCATTCATTGCTGGTTCGACAGAAGCAATAATGTTTGAGTTTAAGAATGAGATCCTTCAATACCTGGTCGTTAAACTTCCAATCAAGTTCATGGAGAAGGAAGTTGAACGGGATGGTTCTAAGTTTACCATGTATCTGGGTTATGATACTATTCAGTTAACTCAAGTGGCAACGGATTATATTGTTCAAGAAGGTGAAACGATTATAATCATCAAAGAGAACTTTTATTTATACCGGGAGTTTGAACCCAAAGCGACTAAGGTTCCAGCTCAAAGATTTGGTTATCTCCGTGATGCGGAAACAAAAGGACGAACATTTGTATCTGTTTTTCATCCTGTTAAATTATTACTTGAGAAACTGATGAAAACTGACTCAGAACTCGATTTGAGTACAGCAATGACGGCTTTCCCTCAGAGATTTGCTTATGTTGATAAATGTTCTGCCAGGGATTGTAACTCCGGTAAGTTACTTGATGGCATTACTGATTGTCCTAATTGTCATGGAACAGGAATGCAACCCCTGCACGGAGGGGTTAAAGATGTTATCACGCTTCCACTTCCCCGTAATCCGGCAGATATGATTGATCTTGAGAAGATGCTCGTTTATAAGGCTCCTCCGATTGACTTACTTACATTCAACAAAGATTACATTGATTATCTCAGGGTTTTGATTCATACAATGATGTTTAATAATGAAATCGCGACACGTTCAGAGACAGCAACGGCAGTAACAGCAACAGAGATGAACTTCGGGACTGATAATATGAATGACACTCTTTATCCGTTTGCACGTAACTATTCAAGTCTTTGGGAGTTTGTTGTTCAGGATATTGCAACATTCACAGATTTAGGCGAAGGGTTAACGCTCCATCATGAATTCCCGAATGATTTTAAAATGAAGGGTATTCTTGAACTTGCAACCGAGTTAAAGGCTTTTAAAGATGCCGGAGCCTCGACTTCAACTATCTCAGCTATTGAAGATGATATAAATGAGATTCTTTATTCTGACAGACCCGGTGATCTTAAAAAGATTCAAGTCAAATCAATGATGAATCCTTTCCGGGGTTACTCAGAGGCAAATGTAAGGTTACTTATCTCACAGGGAATGACAACTGAGTATTACGCTACTCTATGGGCAAATCTTGAGGTTGTGTTCAATCAACTTGAAACTGATTTCCCGGATATATACAATATGAATCCTGCGGTAATCAATGATAAGGTCAAAGTGAAGGTTCTTGAGATCATGGCAGAGATGAAAGCCACGGCAGATGCAGCGGCAGCACAACAGGCAGCATTAAGTACTCCGTTTCAAACAGTAAATCAGAACTAATATGGAAAACAGTTCTAAGGACGCTACCTTCGGTAAAAAGTTTACTGAAGAAGAAATCAGGGAGATGGCTAGAAAATTCTTTGAAAAGCATTTCCCCTCAGAAGAATGGGAAAAACATTGTGAAGTTTGTAATGCTTGTAATTGCATTAATAATGAATATTGTATTAAATGCGGATGTCAATTTTAAACTATGAGATTTAGTGTGATTATGCCATCGCGGCTCATTCCCTACAAAGGAAGCTGTCAATATCCTGAACAAAAGATCGGGAGGGCAATTCAATCCGTATTAGATCAGTCATTTAAAGATTTTGAACTGATTGTCATTGCTGATGGTTGTTCTTTAACGAAAAACATAGTTAGTAAGCTTTTTACGGGGGTTAGACTTTTGGAATGCAAACATAAAGCATTATTTGATAACCTTCCCCGTAATACAGGAATTGAGAACGCGAAGGGCGATTATATCATTTATATTGATATTGATGATTATTGGGGATCAGATCATTTGGCAATTATTGACCGTCAATTAAAGAATCAGGATTGGGTTTGGTACAATGATATAGTTTATAAAGATGGATTATGGACCGAGAGAGCTTGTAATATCAAAGCATTAGGAGGTTGCGGAACATCAAACATTTGTTACAAAAGAAGTCTCAGTCTTAAATGGGATCGGCCGGGTTATGCACATGATTATTATTTCAATCAAAAATTAATTAAATTTAAAGGTTCAAAAATAGAAACACCGGAATATTTTGTTTGTCACATTCCTGGTCAAATAGATTATTGAGATGAAAGTTGCAGCCGTAACAATAACTTATAATAGACTTGAATTAACTAAAAAGACAATTAATTCATTCTACTCAAAGACAAAAGTTGATAAGCATGTCTTTGTTGATAATGGTTCAACAGACGGAACTCAGGAATACATTAAACAATTTGATCATATTCTATTAGATCAGAACTATGGCATAACTGAGGCTTTCAAAATTGCTGCACTTCAATTAACGGATTATGATTTTATTCTCAAACTCGATAATGATATTGAAACGGTCACGGATGACATAATAAACCGAATGTTGAAGTTTTATGAATTGAATGGCATGGATTGGGTTTGCTCACCGATCGATTTGAACCTGGATAAGAATTATAAGCCTAAGTCTTTTGGTTATCGTTTTCTTAATGGTTATAGAGTTGACTTAGTAACCCATACCGGTGGAGCATTTCAAATGATACCAAAGGATATTTGTACGGAACTCCTGAAAGACTATAATCATTTCAAACTTGGAGATCAGGCAATTGGTGACTTCTATTTACAGAATGGTTATAGACCAGCCTATCTGATGGATTTAGAAATGAGGCATATTGGATTAAATCAAACATCACCGGATTATGTCTTATGATCTTATCATAGTTTCTCAATCCATTGGTGACTTAATTCAGGTTACTGAGAATTGTATCAGGTCTGCCAGAGAGGATAAAGCAGATTTAAACATCATTGTCATTGAAACTGGCCGTCCTTACAAATATGATGTTGATAAGATAATTGAGTATAACGGAGAATTCAACTATAATCGTGCTTTGAATCTTGGACTTAAGTATATAAAGTCAGATTTTCAGATACTTGCTAATAATGACATAATATTTTACAAAGGCTGGTCAAAGATCGGTGAGATAATGAAAACCAACGAATATTTATCGGCTTGTGCCATTTCAAACGATTTAAGACAATATCAGTTTAAAAGAGGTAATTATGCCTATGAAGGTTACAGGATCGGTTACGAGTTATGCGGATGGTGTATTTTCACAGATAAAAGTCTTTGGAATGAAATCGGGCAATTAAGTGAAAAGCATCAGTTCTGGTTCTCTGATAATGCCTATGGTGATCAGTTAAAGAAGAAAGGAATTAAACATGCTTTAATTTGTTCTATTGAGGTTGATCATATCGGAAGCAGGACTCTAATAAAACAAAACAGGATAGTCCAAAAGCGATTTACATATTCAGGTGGAACAATGATAAGATCAAGAGATATATAATGCCAGTACAGAAACAATCAGATAAGTTGATTCATAAGATTTACCGCAGGAACTTCGCAGACCTGGGAATGTTTTTTCATGTCAATGGCCAACGTGGATTGATCCCGGCTATTTCACTTGAAAAAGCTCTTTATAATTATTTCAAGTTTATCTGTGAGGATGATTTTAATATCGAAAGTTCAATAGTTACATATTACCGCATTCAAAAAGAGTTTAACGAATCATTGAAAGCATGAAAAAAATACATGTTACAATAATTAAGGGTAATGGATTCCCTTTAAGAAGATTAAAAACAAATCCAAATGATCCTTGTCGTTGTGGTAGTGGGAAGAAAGCAAAAAAATGTTGCGGTGCAAATACTAAGTATTATTATTCAAAATTGAATCAATCTCAAATTGCAGAACAGAAGCGAAAAGAAGAACTAAGGTCAAAGCAATTAATTGAATCTAATAAAAATGAAAATCCCTCATAGAATATCAGACATAATTTCTAGGAAACAGGATTTTATTGATCAGCATAGAGATCGGTTAGAAAAAACCGTCATTAAACTTCAGTCTGATTTACTTGATAAGGTCATTGCCGAGATTGTTCCTCAACTCGATATAAAAGACGGGTTAATAACCGATTCAACTCATAACTATCAGCTTCTTGGTGACATGGATAAAGTCTATAAGGATTTTACAAACATGTCATCATCTTTAATTGCTAATCAGATGTCAGGGGTTACTAATGGTCTGGTTAATTTAGGGAAGAGTTATTTTACAATTGCTTTAACTGATGATTTAGTTAAGCGATTTGATAAAATCGTTGATGCAACAACAAAAAAAATGAATATCCGTATTGGTCTGGATGGTGGTCAGCTGGTCCGGGGTGGTTATCTTGAATCGTTTCTCAAAGATCAGACATTAGGCACTCAGATAAAGAACTATATTGCTAAATCAGTTACTGGACAGATTGATACAAAGGATTTTATTAGCGGGTTGACTGATCTTGTTAAGGGAGTTCCGCATATTGATAAAAACGGTGATACAATACAGACTGGCGCACTTGAGAAACAATTCCAGAGATACGGTTATGATCTTTACCAGCAATATGATGCCGCTTATAATTCAACTTTAGCTCAGGAGTTTGATATGAACTATTTCATTTATCAGGGCGGATTAATTAAAGATTCACGTGATTTCTGTGCAGCTCATAACAACAATGTATATTCAAAAGAAGAAGCGGCTGAATGGGTTAACTGGGTCCCATCAATGGGCGTATATCCTCCGGGATATGTTGTTAAACAGAAAGATAATAGTCATCCTGGATACATGGATTACCCCGGATATACGCCTTTAGTTGATCGTGGAGGTTATAATTGCCGGCATATGTTAGGGTACATTTCAGACGAACTTGCATTCAGTTTAAGACCAGACCTAAAAGAGACAATATGAAAAAATACATGATATTTATCATTTAATTATAAAATTAGTTATAAATTTGCAATTATGAAAACAATCGTAAAGGGTAATGAAAAACGAACAGTCGGCGATGCAGCTGCAAAGATAGCAGTTCAACAGATGGGATGGTCTGAACTTGCTGAAGCGAAAAGACCTTCCGAGATCGGAACTAAAACCAAGAAGCCTCCTGAGATAACCGGAGATCATGCCATTAAACTTAAAGAGACAGTTTATCCTGGTGATGAAGAAAAGAAACCAGCAGAATTAGCACCATCTTTGATGGAATCAGTTGAAAAACTTACCGAAAAGAAAACACGGAAAGTCCCTGTTAAATCAAAATCAAAGAAATGAAAGAGATAGTTTCCAAGAAAACAGGTAAGATTCAGATTATCTCAGATGAAACATGGAATCAGATAATCGAGAAAGGACTTGAGAAACGATTCAGTGTAACTGAGATCAAGGAACGTAAGCTCAAAGAAGTTCCGGTCATCAAACCACCAGAGATAAAAACCAAAACTAAAAAAGTAAATGGATAAGATAATTAATCCGCAAGCATTTGAGGCATTTGTGGTCAAAGCCTTTAAATTGACCCCTGAGGAAGTGGCTAGCCTTTACAACGAGGCCGGAGAATTAACTGATTTTTCTTTAATAGATCAGAAAGATACCGGAAGGATATCTAAATTAACAACTGATAAAAACAACCAGTACAATCGCGGACTCAAAGAAGGAGCCGAGAAACTGGAAAAAGCAATTAAAGAGAAATACGAAGTTGAATCT